AAAAATAAGAATGAACTACCTGCTGAAAAAACAAAGGCTAGACCCAATGTTAGAAGGATAGGTCATAATTATGAGAGGAAAGTTGTTAAGGAGTTAAAGGATTTAGGTTTTGCTACAGCAGCAACTACAAGAGCCACAAGTAAAATAATGGATGATGCCAAGATAGATATCAATGGTGTTCCATATAATATACAGTGTAAAGCTGTAAAGACTGGCTTAAATGTATTTACTGTTTTAGATGACATGGAATCCTGTATTCCTAAAATGGTTCCAGAAAGAGATGTTTATGTAAATGTGGTTTTTCATAAAAAAGAAGGTGAAGAAGTTGTAGTTCTTAGGAAGGAAGACTTTTATCGCATTATTAAAAAACTACTAGAACATGGAATTACACTCAGAAAGTATAGCCTTAATTGATGCTGACTCTATAGTTTTTATAGCCCACTGGGACAGTGATAATAAAAGCTATGATAAGCCTCTAGAGGTTATTAAACAATCTATTGATAGTCTGATTAGTTCTATACTAATTAATACTAAAGCTAGTAAGTATTTAGGGTATGTAGGATATACTAAAGCTCAATTTAGATATGATGCATATCCTGAATACAAAGCTAATAGAAAAGATAGGGAGCCTCTTCCCTTTTACAAGGAGGCAAAACAGCATATGGTAGATCATTGGGGATTTATACCACTACATGGTATAGAAGCTGATGATGTAGTTAATATGATGAGAATTAAGCTTGATAATTCATTTATATGTGCAATAGACAAAGATTTACTAAAACTAGAGGGAACTCACTACAATTACAAAACTAATGAATGGGTTACAACTAGTGAACAAGAAGCTGATTTATTTTTCTGGCAATCCATGATTATTGGAGACTCAGTAGATAATATAAAAGGCTTAGAAGGTAAAGGTAAAGCTTTTGCCATCAAACTTCTTGCTAATATTGATGATGTAGAATCTTTAAGAACTACAGTTTTTGAAGAGTACATTAACCAATATGGTGAATACAAGGGCATTGAAAAATTCTATCAGAATTATAAGTGTCTAAAGATTATGGATGGGGAGTATTTTGGTGAAGAAGAACCTGTTATCTTAGATGTAAATAATCTTGTAGTATGACATTAGATGAAATTAAAAAGATTAAAACTAAAACAGTTGCATATCTATTGCCACTGGTGACACCTAGAAATGGTAAGATTACTGACTTTAAGGAAGATGAGTTCTTTCCTAAATGTAATTTTATAAATGCTTTTAGGTATTGCGAAGAGTTTCCTGAATTAACTCAACATGTATTTGTTGTATATAAATATAGTCCAATTGCAGGTTTTGAAGCTTTCATGACTAAAATGAAGAAGAATCCTAACTTCCATTCATATGTAGATTTTGATAAAGTTTCTGTTATGTTAATTTATGAAATACCTTTTGAATGCCTAAATACTTTAGCTTTGTTTGATAAGGGTTCCTATTCTAAGTTTAGAGCAGAAGATAAGAAAAAGATTCTTGATTTCTACTCTGCCACATCTTCTGATAATTTTGGTCCATCTGGTGTTCTGTATAAGAAAGACTGGAGGAGATTTGAGATTGAGAAGCAGATTGGTATGAGTTTACCTCAAGATGCTGAGTTATCATCTATACCTGCTATAGAAGAAGAAACCTATTTTATTAAGTATAAAGTAGATAATGAACAAGAGGTTATATAAGATATTCTTATATTTGTATAAATAAAAAAATATGGCTAAAAACAACAATGCAAGGATTAATTTTGTATATGAGTTTTTCTGTGCTAAGCCTGGTTATCTAAAGAAATCGTTGGAAATTGTCAGTGAATTAACTGGTGAAGAAAACTTTGACATAATCAAGTTAGCAAAAGAATTATATCGTAATACAGTTAAAAGTACAGCCACAAAACTAGAACCTTATTTGGATGGAAATCCAGATAATGTTCTGGTTATTGGTGACCCACATGAACCATTTACTCTTGAAGGGTATATGGCATTTTGCAGGTCAGTACAGGAAGAGTATGATTGTGGTACTGTAGTTCACATTGGTGATGCAGTTGATAATCATGCTGTTAGTTATCATGAGAAAGACCCTGAAGGTATGTCAGCAGGAGATGAGTTTAACTTAGCTCTACTGAAGATGAAAGAATGGTATTACACATTTCCTAATGTAAAAGTTTGCATTGGAAACCATGATGCATTACCATTCAGAAAAGCATTTACAGCAGGCTTACCTAAGACTTGGTTAAAGACTTATCAAGAGTTATTACAAAGTCCTTCTACATGGCAGTGGGATTTTACTCATGAAATTAATGGAGTAATTTATCAACATGGTACTGGATTATCTGGTGAATTAGCAGCTATTAATGCTGCTAGAGAAAACAGACAATCTACAGTTATTGGTCACTTACATACTGTATGTAATGTCAGATATTTAGCATCTTTTAAAGATTTGATATTTGGTGTTTCAGTAGGTTGTGGAATTGACCATGAAAAGTATGCTTTTGCCTATGGCAAACAGAATACTAGAAAACCAGTAGTGGCCTGTTGTGTAGTATTAAATGGGAAATTACCTATAAACATACCTATGGCACTATGAAAGATGTAAATGATTTAGATTATTTACATAAATGTAGTTCATGTAATGTAGAAAAACCTAACTCTGAATATGGAAAAGTAAACCAAATAGGTAGAAAAAGATTATTTAGAAGTAGGTGTACTATTTGTTTGAGGAAAGATTCTAAAAAAACCTATAGCACTGAAAAAAGCAGAAACAGGCATTTTAAAAGATGTTATAAAATTGATATTAATCAATATAATGAGCTTTTTAGGCTTCAAGAAGGTAAATGTTTAATTTGTGAAAAACAATTTGAATCTGATAGTTTATACTCTAAAGACAGATTAGTTATAGACCATTGTCATACTACTGGAAAAGTAAGAGGGCTATTATGTTCTAATTGTAATACCGCAATTGGTATGATGAATGAAAACATTAATTCTTTTAAAAATGCTATATGTTATTTAGCAACAGAACATGATTTACCAATGAGCTTATAATAATAAAAAATACCCACACATCAGGCAATCAAATGTTTGGTGTGTGGGTTTTATTATTATATTTGCCACCCTTAAAAAATTTAAAAATGGAAATTGGATTAGAAACACTATCTAACGTGGTAGTCTTTAATAAGTATGCTAAATACTTACCACAACAAAAAAGACGAGAAACATATAATGAAATCATTGTAAGGTATTTACAGATGATGGTAGATAAATATCCTGATTTGTCTAATCAGATTATTCACTATGGTGAATTCTTATTTAGCAAGAAAGTATTACCATCTATGAGAGCATTGCAGTTTGCAGGTCCTGCTATTCAAAAGAATGAAGCTAGAATCTACAACTGTTGTTATTTACCTATTGATGATTATAGAGCCTTTGGTGAGATTATGTTCTTACTATTAGGTGGTACTGGAGTAGGTTACTCTGTACAATTTAAACACATTGAGAAACTACCTGAAGTTCGTAAACCTGTTAAAGAACAAAAGTTCTTAGTAGGTGATAGTATTGAAGGTTGGGCTGATGCTGTTAAACACATGATTGGAAGTTATCTTGGTTATAGAAATACTAAACCTAGATTTGACTTTAGTGATATTAGACATAAGGGTGCAAGATTAATTACTGCTGGTGGTAAAGCACCAGGACCTGACCCACTTAAGAAATGCTTATTTGAATTAGAACAAATCCTTGAAAGAAAAGAAAATGGTGAAAAGCTATCTTCTATTGAAGTTCATGATATGGTTTGTCATATTGCAGATGCAGTTCTTGCAGGTGGTATTAGAAGAGCAGCACTCATTAGCTTGTTTAGTGCTGATGATGAGCAAATGCTAACTTGTAAGTTTGGTAATTGGTGGGAACTTAATCCACAAAGAGGTAGAGCTAATAACTCTGCTGTACTTGTAAGACACAGAGTAACTAAAGAATTCTTTTTAGATTTATGGAGAAAGATAGAACTTAGTTATGCTGGTGAACCTGGTATTTACTTCACTAATAATCCTGATTGGGGTACTAATCCTTGTTGTGAAATTGCACTAAGACCTTATCAGTTCTGTAATCTATGTGAAGTTAATGTAAGTGATGTTACATCACAAGATGACTTAAACTCTAGAGTAATTGCAGCATCATTCTTTGGTACTTTACAAGCAGGATTTACTGATTTCCATTACTTAAGACCTATTTGGAAAAAGACTACTGAGAAAGATGCTTTAGTTGGTATTGGTATGACAGGTATTGCTAGTATGGAAGTATTTAAATATGACCTTACTGAAGCAGCTAACATGGCTGAACTTACTAATCTAGAAACAGCTCAGACTTTAGGTATCAATAGAGCAGCTAGAATTACTTGTGTTAAACCAAGTGGTACTACAAGCTGTGTATTAGGTACAAGTTCTGGTATTCATGCTTGGCATAATGATTATTATATCAGAAGAATGCAGATGTCTAAATCTGAAGACCTTTATAAGTATCTTAATCAAAACCATCCTAGTCTAGTTAAAGACCATTTACTAATTCCTAATTCTGCAGTAGTAGAAATTCCTATTAAAGCACCTGAAGGTTCTGTATTAAGAACTGAAACTGCTATTGATACATTAGAAAGAGTTAAGAAAGTATCTCAAGATTGGATTAAACCAGGACACATTCATGGTGATAACACACATAATGTATCTGCTACTATCTCTGTTAAAAATGATGAGTGGGTTAGTGTTGGAGAATGGATGTGGGAGAATAAAGAATTCTACAATGGCTTAAGTGTATTACCATTTGATGGAGGCAGTTATTCTCAAGCTCCTTTTGAAGACATTACTGAAGCTCAATACAATGAATTTGTAGGTCAACTAACATCTATTGATTTAACTCAAATAATAGAAGATGATGATACTACTAACTTAATGGACCAGGCTGCTTGTGCAGGTGGTGCTTGTGAAGTAACAATTTTATAAACAACAAATAAATAAATAAGCAATGGAAAATAAACCTAGAAGAAGAGCACGTAAACCTAAAGCAGAAACAACAGAAGTTATTGCTAAAGTATCAGCACCAATAGTTGATAGACAATCTGAAATAATTGATGAGAAAATCTCTCAGATTATTTCATTACAGAATGGTCTTAGTGCTAATGAAAGAATGCTAGATGAACTTAATGTTAAAATTAAGGATTACTCTAAGCAAGTTATGGAGTTAAAAGCTGATAATGTTAGAATAAGAACTTTACATAATAATTTAGATTATAATTTAAAGCATGCTTATGAGCAATTAGCTAAAGTTCCTAATTTTATTAAATGGTTTTATAATATTAAGTAATATGGCAAAGGCTACTATAACATTTACTTTACCTGAAGAACAACAAGATTTTCATGATGCAGTACATGCATCAGATTATAAAATGGTTCTTTGGGATTTAGATCAGAAGCTAAGAGGTGAGATTAAGTACAATGAGAAACTAGATCATAAAACTGAACTTGCATATCAAAATGTTAGAGATATGATTCTAGGTCTTTTAAATGATTATGGAGTCTCAATAGACTAAAATAGAAGGGGCTTAATTGCCCCTTTTTTATTCTTGCACATCTTCTAAAAGAGATTCTGTTCTGTAATAAGCAAATCCCATAGGAAATACTCTAAAGAAAGCTTCTTGAAAAGTAGTAGCACCATTTCTACCATCATTACCACTAATATATCTGTAAGCTGCTGTATTTAATCTTACAACATCAGTAATAAACCCAAAAGCAGGAATACTATTTCTTTGTAATTTTTCAAAAGATAGTGGACTAGTGTAAAAAGTTATATCAGTTTGAAGTCTATTAAAATTATTGATCATAAAAGTTAAAAATAAAGCACTTTCATCATCATCATCTCCATCATTCATGTGTTTAAGCATCATACCTAATACCATTAAAGATAAGTAGATATTTAATTCCATAGCATTTTTTTTAAGGTTAGCTTTATCCACATCTGTGAGAACATTAACACCTTTAGAGTTATATAATCCTTTTGTAAGGATTCTAGCCATCTCTTGTACAGTTAAACTTATTGACCTGCCAATACCAACAGGGTCACCTTCTTTTGTTTTAGCACTGTAAAAAGAAGTATATCTACCTTTTACTTGTCTACCTAATTTAATATTCTCATATTCAGATTCAAACCTGTTAGCAAAACCTTCAGCTACCCAGTTTCTAAACATCATCAATGCTCTACCTAAAGCTGTCTTTTTAATTGCAACAGGGCTATTAGGGTCATAGTTACCATGAATAATCTTTTTAACAGCTTCTACTTTTAATTTAAAAGCAGTTTTAGATTTACCTAAAGATTGCCATGCTTCTTGTGGACCAAACTCTGCTTCATTCCAAACAAGGTTATTATCAGCATCTAATGTGTAAGCTTCAAATAAGTTTTTTGATTCATTATTTAAATTATCAATTTTAGTATTAAGCATCATTGCTACAAATGTAGAGCCTTGATTAATAAACTCTGCTCTACTAGTCATTTCATATGGTAATAGAACTTTAAACTTTTCTTTAATACCTTTAATAGCATGGCTACCAGTACCTTCTCTAATATCTCCAACTACACCATATTCCATCATAAGCTGGCTTATCTTAACTGCAGTTTTCATATTAACAAGTTTTGTTGATCTGAAAACATTGTTTAATAAATAAGCATATGCTTTATTTAGTTCTTCAGAATTAAAGTCTTGCTCACCTGCTGCATGTGTATAGTTAGATATAAAACCAAATCCTAAGTTAGTTACTGCAGAAAAAGGATTCCAACCCATAGACTTTATATGTAAATATTTAAGAACAGAGTCTGCAGCATTTGAAGTGACAAATATTTTCTGCAATGATCTAATATTTTCTTTAATAGCCTCGATTTTTTTTACAGTTTCGTCATTCTGGTCTTGAGCTTCTAATTCTTTTAAATCAAGTTCATATGCTTCTATTTTCTCTTTAGATTCTAAATCTTTAGCTACTAATTTACCTGGTTTTTTATTTTTATCTAACCCATACCAAGAATCATAAGCATAATCTAAAGCATTAATTAGATTTCTTAAACCATCTTTTTGTGTATTGAAACCCATGATAGAAGAACTTGTTTGTCCATTAGCAGTTACATTTATTCTTTCTGCATTATAAACAAAATCTTTTGCTATTCTAAGGAAATCTTCTGTTCTAGTTTTATGTTTAAAAGTTTCTGCTGTTACAGCATGTGCTGACAATACTTTAAATAAGTCAAAAGATTTTTCTTTAAGTTTCTTTTGTATTGCATCATACTGCATTTGTTGTAACAAGGCTTTAAATTCTACACTAGTAGTATCAGGTATTTTTTTAACTGCTTCATCAACAAGTATTCTTTTTTCTGCTGCACTTAGTTTTGACATTGCATTAGACATCATGTGTGCAGGCAATACTCTAATAAGATTACCCATAGAATCTGTTTGATTTTGGAATATCTCATTTTCCGCTGTTTGGTCTATAAAGAAATCATATAGATTAGATTTTAATGCTAGTGGATTAGTAAAAAATTGTTTTAGTATTTGTGTTTCTCTAAGTTCAGGTAAATAGTTTGCTTGTAATTCATTATCTGATGGATAGTATGCTTTAAATTTTTGTAAAGAATCTGTCAAGAATTCATAATATTTTAAATAAGCAGGGTCAGCTTCTATTTTATCAAAGTTTTTATCATACCAACCAGTAAGCTCACCATCATTTTTAAATCTTCTAGGTACACTTACAATATAATTATAACCTAAAAATTTACCAGCACTTACATTAGCACCTGTTGTTTTATCTAAATAAAAGAAAGGTGACCATTCTTTTTTCCATGCATCTAAAGCCTCTTTAACTTCTTCTTCTGTACCTTGTGTAGTATTTTTAAGTTCGTTATATCTTTCTTTAAAATCTTCAAATACTCTTTTCTGTTTTTCAAAATAACTAGCAAATCCTCTTTCACCAAGATGCCTTTTAAGTTCTTGTATATGAGCTTCTCTATCAGATTCATCAAATAATGCTGGAAGATTACCTTCTTCCATTTCTAAGTAGTCTTCATAAAATAATTTACGTGGGTCAAAAGTAATTGTGTTTTCTTTTAACCATTTATACATAGATTTTACTTGATTAGTATCTGACCAATCTGTAACATTTACTGCTCTTCTAGTATCAAAAAAGTTTTGAGAAAATCTATTTACAATATTACCAGACCAATTACCTTTAGAGTCTAATTGTAAAAATAATTCATATAACTTTTTAGGATTATTATTACCAACTTTTTTTATCAAAGCTTCTGTTTCTTCAGTTAGCTTTCTTTGAAAAGCAATTACTTCTTGCCTAGCAAGTTCACTAGCTTCTTTCATTTTAGTATCAATTACTTGAATAAAAATATTAGAGTCTGTGCCTAAATCTCTCATCTGACCCTGACCAATATTAATTTCCAGCAATTGTTTTTTCATTATCTTAAGTTCTGCTTCTGTATAATTATTATTAGTAACATCTTTAATAACACTATTCATGTAAGCAGAAGCTAAATCTTCATACTTAGTTCTATTTCTATCAAACTCTGCTTTTTTAGCTAAAAAAACTTTATAATTAGGTGATTCATTAATTTTATCTGCACTAGTAAAGAAAGCATCTGTAAATCTATCACTTAACCAAAACTCAAGTTTATTTTTTATAATAACTAAATCTTGTGGTGACAACATATCTTTATCTAAAAGAGTATTTATTTCTTCTAAATCAGAAGATGCTATATTCATTATATCAGAAAAGTTAGGAGTATCAATTAATTTTTTAATATCGCTTTCTAGTTTTTCTTTATACTTAGTTAGCCTTTCAACATTTTCAGCATTTTTTCTAGCATACTCTAAAGCAATTAACCTATTAAGATTAGACATCTCTTCTTTTTTTCTTTGAAGGACAAAGTCATATTGTGATTGTATACTAACAGAATAATCAATATCACTATCAGGAGCATATAATTCACCTTCATCATTGAAAACTTCATTAGCTTCTTTTTGTCTAGTTTTAATTTCTTCTAAAGTTTTTTCTTCATAGTAGCTTAGTTCTTCATCAAGTTTTTCTGATAACTGGCTAATAATATTAGCATATTGCATACCTGAGTATGAGTATACTGCATAGCTACCACTACCTACAATCTTTCTAGGTGGGTTTACAAGGTCATAGTTTTGCCTTGTATCTAAAAAATAGTCTCTAGCATCTTTGTAGTTATCAAATATTCTATCTTCTGGCTGTCTATTTTTGTTCTTTTTATATCTATCAATAAGAAAAGTTAACATTCTATCAGCAGTACCAGCCTGTTTAGCCATCTCAAATCTAGTCCTCAATACAGTTGCTACATGTTGATGCATTAGCTCTTCTAAAGAACTAAAAATAGCATCATTTGAAATTACTCTGCAAGTTTTACCCATTACATTTTACTTTAAAAGTACCGTCATTTAATAATTTACGGTATGCAAATCTTTCTTGTTTATCTAAATCTTTCATAAATTCAAGATTATCCATACCTAAATCTTTTGGCAAAGATATTGAATTATCTGTTGTGTTTCTAGAATCTTTATTCAATGTGTAAAAATTACTAACATTTGATTTATTAATTACTAACATGTTAGATGCTCTTGATAAAGCTACATAGATTAAAGAATGCTTTTCAGTACTTATCTGGTTACCATTTTGTATTAATTTAGAAGATGTACCTTGAGGTAAAGTACTAGCATCAAAAAACACATTCTTAATTGTACTACCTTGAGATTTATGTATAGTAATAGCATGACCATAGTCAATACCTTTTTCTACTTTTAACTCTGCAAAGTTTTTAAGTAGTTCACCATGAACTATGTAGTTATATAACTCCATTTTATTTGTATTTGGGTTATAAACATAGTCACTACCTAGATTAACATTTTCAAAATACATAGATGCTTTAGCTAAAGCAGCCTCATAAATATTCCATCTAATTCTTCTAGCTACAGCAGCTTGTTTAGTATCATAAACTGCTTTTAATATTTCTGAAACATCTCTATTGTTTTTCTCAAGGTCTTCATTAGTAAGGTCTTCAAATACTAAAGAATCATTTATTGATAATTGTTTATATGTACCTACTGCATATTCATGCACATTTTTTACACCTAACTCTTCTAGAGCTTTTAGCTTTTGAGATTTTGCTGTTATAATATAATTGCTACCTTCTTTTTCAACACTTTCTACAGTATATCTAACACTATTAGCAATGTTTCCTTTTTCAATCTGTTTAGATTTATAACCTGAGAAACCAACTATAATATCGTTTTCTTGTAAATTACCAACTCTACCTAATGCTCTTCTTAGTTTTCTATTGCTGTCTTTAACACCATTATTTGTATAGCTAAGTAATACAGTTTCTTCAGATTCTTTTCTAATAGTTTCTACTATTTGATTATCAAACTCTCCCTGGTCTAAGTATTGTAATCTAGGAGTATTTAGTACTACTGGTATTAAACTTGTCGGATTATTTCTTAGTTCTGTTAAAACTGTAAGTATGTCATTATCATCAGTTCTTTTTACTTCAGTAAGTAATACTTGCTCATTAGCAGAAAATGCTTTTGATACACTTTTTCTTTCTGGATTACTAGTATCAACTTCAGGTATTTGAAGTATGTCACCCATAAAAATAACTTGTATCTGTTTATTTTTAATAGCATCTAATATTATGTTGTAGTCTTTATCAGCTAACATAGATACTTCATCTATTACAATAATATTATCTGAATACTCTAATTTATTATTTAATTTTTTAGTAGTACCATATTCCCATTCACCTGTGTCTTGGTTTTTTCTTTTATTAAATGCAGATTGTACAGTCATAGGTAAATCTCTATTACCTGATTTAACTGTAGCAGTTGCTAACTCAGCAGTTGCTGCATGTGTAGGTGCCATATAAATAAAATTATAGTTATCACCTAAGAATTTCTGTAAATAACCTATAACAGATGTTTTACCTGTACCTGCAGCTCCCTGCAATGTAATTGTTTTAGTATTACCTAGTGCAAAATCTGTAAGTTTTTCTATTGCATTTACCTGACCATTTGTTAGTTTAAACTCAGTTTCTATAGTTTTATTTTTATATGTAAATGTACTTTTCTGAGGTTGAGGTGTTGGTTCTGCTAAGTTTTCTTGAATTTCTTCAGTACTAGTTTCAACAGGTTGAGTTTTAGATGTAGCATTAAATTTATTTGGTTTAGTAGGCATACCTGGTTTTAAATCAGCTGCTCTTCTAAATGTAAGAGTAATTGTGTAATTAGTAATTACTCTACCATCAGATAATGTAATAGGTGGGAATGAATTCTTTTTAATATTACCTAATGGTGTTGTATGAGAAAGTGCAAATCTACCTTTACCATCCATGCCAAAAGTATATATAGTTCCATTTTTAGTATCTATTTCATTTGTAGGTTTTCTTCCTTGAAAATCTGGTTTATAAGCACCTTGGAATGTCATTTTACCTTTATTATCATCCCATATACCAAGACTAGAATTATTACCTATAGTATATACAACAACAGGATACCCTTCTGCAGATTTAGATTCTGTAGTATCTCTATGTGGTGCTATACTTTGATTATCTAAATATATATTACCTAACACAGAATCATAATCAGACATATCTATACCTAAAGATTCTTGTATTTTATCAATAATTGGTTGTAATACATCTAATGGAGGAGTTATATTTCCATCTTGGTCAAGTTCATGATAATCATAAATATATTTTGATTTATCTACATCTTTACCTGCTAGTTTTAAAGCTTCCATTTGAGCTTTTGTTTTACTTACTCCAGCATATGAATTAATTAATAATGGCTTAGCTTTAAGATTTACTCTTGACCACATATGACCAAAACTAAATTGCCAATTAGCATTAGTACCTACATTTTCTTTATAAGCCTGTCTTTCAATTTGAGGTGCTATAAGATTTATAAATTTTTGGGTTTCCTCTTTTGTAGGATTTGTTTCTACTTTAACAACACCATAGTCTGGAGAGATAACTTGAACATTGTTAACACCAGATAATCCTGCATCATAATACTCTTTTCTCAGCTCCATTAATATCTGAGGAAAAGCGGTATTCCAAATAGTTTTATCTTGGTTGTGAGTAAGTAGTTTATCTCCTGTATTAAGTAGGGCTTGTTTAGCAGCTGGGTTTTGGTCAAGGGACTGTCTAATAAGACCTTTCATTAAGTCTAAGTTCCAGTTATTTTCTGTTTTAGTACCTTTATTACCAGCTACTTTATACTTGTCCCCACCATGGAATACCCAATTAGGAGATGTATAAGTTGCTTCATCAAAAGAACCTGATTTCCAAGATTGGTATGCATGTTCTACAGAAGCATAGTCTCTACCATCTTTACCTTTAAAAGGTCTAATATCTAAATTAGATAGAATTTTATTTTCATTATTCTTAAAATAGATATTTACTTCATTACCACCAGCTAATGTAAACCCATCATATAATACAGAAGCAAGTACATTGTCTTTATTGTAGTCAGATGCAAATTTATTTAAGAAGTTTGCAATGTCTTCTAACAACTTCTGAAGCATTGATTTGTCTTCATTAAATTTCATAGCGTCTAATTGCTTTTGAAAAGTAGTATTAGAGAATGCTTCTGCTAAAAACTCTTTAAGATTAATATATGGATTATACTCAACATCATCTGGTGTAAAGTCAATTCCTTTTTGACCTTTTTTAAGAGCATCTATTTTAGCTTCAAATATTGCTAAACCTTCTTTATTCAATCCAGGTACTCTACCATCAATTACAGATTGTCTTAATGTAGTAAATGTTTTATTTAATCTTATGTAAGCTAACTTTTGAGATTCAGATAATCCTTCAAAGTTAGGGTTATTAGGATCTTGTAATATTTTATTAATTATTTCAGAGGTTACAGCATGTGTAACTTCATGTAATACTTTAGTCTGTAGTACAAAAGGGTCTTTAATTCTACTATCTATTGTAATTTTACCTCCTTTGTATGAAGAGTTACCTGGAGTAACTTCTAAAGTCAAAGTATTAATTTTATCAAGTAGTTCTAATAATGCTTTTGATGTGCTGTTATTAATAATAGATAGTGTTACTTTAACATCTTCTTTGCTATTAACTTTATTAAGATTTAATGCTTCAAAGTCATTAGCAGGTACTTTAATAGTATTTGGAATAACAGGTTCTGAACTAGCTTCTTGTCTAACAGGTTCCTGTACTGTATTAGGGTTTTGAACTCTTTGTTTTACAGCATTAGAATCTATAGCAGAATATTTACTGCCGTATTCTGTACCTGAATAGTTTGACGTTGTAAACCCCAATCTAGGAATTTCTACATAACTACCTTGGTCATCATACATATAAAGTCTTATAGTTACTTTACTACTACCATCTGGATTTAGTCTTACATCTGGTATTGAAACATAAGGTATTGCTGTACTAATACCTTCTCTAGACATGTATGTAAATTGATCACTAGTAACAGTAACTCTACCACTAGAATCCATTTTGTAATCTCCTTTATTAAGTTGAGGTGCTTTACTTGGATTATTTCTAATATAATTTTGTAAAAACATTTCAGGAGAACCTAAAATATTTGATAAGTTAGCTAGATTAGCACTTCTTAAAGTATCAGCATAACCACTAGCAACCATAAACCCAGTTGGAATATATTTAGAAAACTCTCTAGCTTTCTGACTACCACCATTGATATAAAAGTAATCAACTAAATCTTTAGCCAATTGTCTGTTTTCAGGTTTATTAAATAAATCTAAGAAACCAGAGTATAAATCATCCTCACTAAATAACTCACCGCCAATAGACCTCATACTTACTGTGTCAGGATCTCCTACAACAGTAGCTACATTTGGGGTAAGTTTAATTAAAAATGGATTCTTTGTAGTTTTTTGTAATTCTTGTATTCTTTTACCTAATGAGTTTTCACCATACATTAACTCTTTTCTTCTAGCATATAAATCTATACCAGATTGTTGAAGCATATTTGCATATACACCAGCTTTCATATGATTATAAAACTCTCTAAACTCTTTTTCTCTCTGCGCTGCTGTAAGATTTTCTTTAAATGTAATCTTTAGATACTCATCAAAAGTAAACTTGTTATAGCTTTCAGAAACTAAGTATGGGTAAAATTTACCAAATAATTTATTAACTGTTTTTAAAGAATATTGTACAGCTAATCCACCTATAGATTCATTAACTAGTTTTTCTATATTAGAAATTTTACCACTTTCTCTTTCAGTTTTAATATCATCTAGTTTTAGTCCAATTTCTATAAAAGATTTACCCAACCCTTTAGAGTCTACGTTAAATGCACTAATAGTCTTTTGTATACTTTTACCTACACTATCCGCTTCTCTAAATTTATGTAAAGCAGTTAATTGAGTCATAGCCCAATTAGCATCTTTTTTAGTAGTTTTAAAAGAATCCCATAAAACATCTTCTGATAATACAGTATTATTGAAATCAGTATCATTTAATATTTGCTCACTAAGGCCTGTCATCTTAGAATACTTTTCATATAATTCATTAAACACAATAAGGTCTGCATTCTTAGTATATCCTGAAAAGATGTCTGTTTTATTATTTATTGCATTAATATATTCAGCAACAATAGGTTGTTTTAAAATACTTACAATAGCTTCTTGTGAATGACCATCTAATATCCAAGCACCAATAGCATAGAATGTTTCTGATGTGATATTTAAAGAAGCCATAATCTGTTCTTTCTCATCATCCACAGCTGCTGATTGGAATGCTACAGCATTTTCAGATTTAAGATTACCTGTATTATCAACATTCTTACTTAACCCATTACCTTTTTTATGGATAACTAGGTTTTTTTCTACCATTGCAAATTTACCATCACTTATAGGAGTAGATACATTGTACTTTAACCCAAGTCCTTGCATAACAGATACAAACACATTTAATGAACTGAAGTATCCTGTACCTGCTTTACCGCCTCTTGCAGATAAATATTTCTGAGCTTGGTATCCCGATGATAAAGGGCTAAGGCTAACTAATTCTGATTTAGCTTCATCATATTTATCTTTTAAACTACCTAGTTTACCAAATCCTAATGCTGATGTTATTTTAGATTGTACTAAATCTGATGGATCAGATAGCACTGTAATGTGCATATCCAAAATTTCATTTTTTAATGTACTAGTGTACTTTAATATATTCCTTAAATCTCTTTTAGTTTCAAAGATGTCATTCTTAATATCTAAAGCAACTTTTACAGTATCACTAATAGAAGCATTGAACTTCTTAAGACTTTCTTTTATTACAACAGATTTCTCTAATCTATTATTTAACTCAAACTCTTTTCTAAGTAGTTCATTTATACTCTCTGTTCTTACTTCATCTACATAGATATCAAATTTATCTACAAGGTATTCATTAACACCTTCATCTAATTCATTTTTTTCTAGTGCAGATATTACAGACCTCAACTCTGATAACTCATCTCTTAAGAAAGCAACGTAGATTTCATTTTCTCTATAAGCTTTGTTGATTAATGTTTTATTTGTATCTAATGATGCTTCTTTAACATCAATAGTGTCTAGTACATTACTTACAAAAGCTTCATGTAATGACCACTTATTATCTAACTCTTTTTTAAGATTGTCTATTTTATCATTATAAAATTGAAAAAGAGATTTGGCTACTTTCATATACCCAAACTCTTTGATTAAAGTTTTTAATCTATAGTCTTTATTGTTTTTACTTACTAAACTAGAGTTAGTGCTAGACAATATTTCAAATACATCTTTATTGTTAAATACAAACTTTTCTAGTTTACCAGTTTTATAATTAAAATCTGTAGTATACAAATAACTATACAACTTATCAATGTCAAAGTCAGACCCCATCTGCTTTGTAAATTCAGCAGGTGCAATTAATAAGTCACCTGTTTCTTCAGGTAAAAATCCTGCAATCTCAATATAAGCCATTGAGTTTAATCCTTGTGTAGGAATCCTAAACCCAAATGATTTTAATATATCTTTTGGTAATTTATCATGGTCAATAACTACTCTACCATCAGGTAGCTCTTTAGTAAAATCTTTTATATTTAGAAGTTTACCATTGTTATCTCTAAATTTCCAAGGTACAAATACTTGTGAACCTTTTACTTCACCATCTACAATTCTTTGTTGCTTTAAATCTCCTGATGGGTCAAAACCTTCAACCCAAATAATTTTACTCTTGTCTATACCTTTAAGGTCATTCTGAAATTTAAATCCAGATGATGAACCTAGTGGAGAACTATAACCAGTTTGTTTTTGTTTTCTAACAGCATTATCTATTAATGAAATCATTAAACTTTCAAACTTATCTGATGCTGAATTAAAAACTAATGGAATTACAAATTGACCATTAGAGTCTAAATCAACTAGTCTTAAAGACTCAATCTCATTTAGTGAAAAGTTTCTTGACTGTGCTTCTTCTACTAATTTATCTCTTAGTAATTGAATATCAAACTCACCTTTTTCATTTACATTTATTTGATTTTTAAATATCTCTAACTGAGCTTCAAATAATTGTCTATTTAAATTAAGGTATTCAGTTTTTAGTTGTTGCCCTGTTTTACCATTAGCAAATTTATGGTCAAGCAAATCTGTAAACAAAAGTTTAATCTCTTGTGTACCTCTATTAACTTCTTTTTTATCTTTTAATGGAACCTCTAACTGAATTCTATACCCATCTCTAGTTAGAGACTTTGTAGATTCTGTAAAGTCAATATCAGAGTTAACTGTACCATCAGAATTAAATACTGTTACAGGATTCTGTACAGCACCAATCTTGATACCAGAACTCATTACCATTCTAACAAGTTTAATTTGACTAGGGTCTTTAGAACCAGTTGGGTCTTGTAGTTTTTCTAACTGTTTTCTTAACTTATCAAGTTCAGTACCTACTGTAAATTGCTTTAATAATGGGAATGATGAAGTCTTAATATAAGACATATCATAGTAGTTTAATGAACCAGTACCTGCTGATTTAACATCACCATTAAAGTAAACTGGTTTCATAGGTTGCATTAGTACCTTAACATCATCATCACTTAGTTCTCTGTCATTAATTAATTTATCTGCTAACTCTTTATATACTTTATCAGATAGTTTACCTTCATGGTATAGGTTGTAAGCATGCTCTAATGCTGTAGTATATTCCTGAGCATCAGTAGCTTCTATATCAAAGTAAGCTAAAGCATTAGGATATTTTTCTTTTACTGCTTTAGTGCTACCTGCTTTATAATCTTCAATTTCTTTATCACTAACTTCTTTACCATCAAGTAATCTAGTTAAATACTTAATAGATGATGATACCATTTTATGGTCTTTAGCAATAACTTGTGTATAGTTATGCCCATTAATACCAGCAATATCTGTATATCTAGTATTAGCCAATGAATCTCCAGGAGCAATCTGTGCTGCTAGACGTTTACCAACATTTACTAGTGTATCATCAACATTGTTTTTCCAATAACTAGCTGGATCACCAGCAAATAATTGAAATAAGTTTAAGTTACCAATTATTGTATTTACTTCATAGTCAATAGCAGCATAAGCAATAGCAGCATTGATATTTGCTTTACTACCTACTTTAGTATTTTTAACATTTTCAAAATACTCTTTATCAAAAGTTGTAGTTATATTATCTTCATTATCTATAGATACAACACCAGCCTCTTTCCAAGTAGCTATTTTAGCATCTATAATATCATTATAATATTTTTCAATAGCTTTTTTAACATCCTCTGATGAGTCAAGGTCTTTTCCTTCAGCTTTATACTGTTTAACCCAAGGATTTAAAATATACTCTTTTGCACCTTTTACATATTCTTTTGATAACCCTTTTTTATTTTCTGGAGTTAATGCTTCAAATTCTCTAATCCTTTGCTGCTCTGCTTTAAATACTTGGTATAATAAGTCAATACTTTTATTACCTAACCCATTTGTTTCTGGATTAATATCAACATCTTCTAATATATGTTGAACACTAATTAAGGTTTTCTTATCAGACATGGTTAAATAAGAAGTAGAACCATATCTGTATTTACTTTGTACTTTTCTATTTTGATTTTGAAAACAGGTCAATAAAAACTTTTCTCTTTCAGATGCAGATAGTTGGTCAAATGGAGTATTCATTCCAGATCCTTTACCTGTAGCACCATCATAATAGTCTAATGTAAATACTTCTAGAAATCTAGCTCTTGTGTCAGGATCTTTAGACATCAATGCTTTACCCCAAGTAGAGTTACTAGCAAATTGAGTCTCCATTAACTTACCTAAGTATGCTGTGTCAAGTAGTCTTTGAAATTGGTCTGATGCATATTTCTTAGGGCTATATGCATAAATAGTATCATTGTTACTATTCTTGTAAGAATCATTAGTAGCAATTTCTTGGTAATAAGAATATAATAATGTTAATGCTCTAACACCAGTATTATTAGATAGTGGATTATATTTATTAAAAGAACCTTCAGCTTCTTTATCAGCTTTATATAATCTTTGAATCATAAAATCAACTGCACCTTTGTCAGCTACAAAAAACTGACTAAAATTAGCTCTTGGTGTATTACCCCATTTAGTTCCTTGTGTATCAAGAAACTTTTGCATTCTTTTAATTTCTCTTGGTTTAATATCAACACCAATACTTTTTAAGATATCAGCCAGTTCCGTAAATAACTCTTCTGGATAATTCTCCTTAAGCATTTTATACTTTTCACTGAATGCTTCAAAGTTTTTAGTTATAGTATCTGCTTTTTCTCTATCTAACTCATACTCATTAGTGTCTGGATTAATTTTAAACAGTTCTGTTTGTACAAGGTTATTCTTCCATTTGTTAGTGATGATATCTACTTGCCTACCAGAGTTACTATTGTTAAATTGAAACTCATTAGTCTTGGTATCAAACAACAAATACTTTAAATTGATTTGTGCTTTACTAGCCCATCTAGAAAACTGATTTCTAACTTGTCCATCAGCCTCACTTAGTTTATCAAGTAAGGGTACAAACCATTTATTAGCATCTCTGCTTTCTAACATCTTTGCTTTAATCACATCAAACTCTGCAGGTAAATCTTTAGAGTGTGATAGTATTGTGGGTAATACTTGGTTAATAGATTTGTAAGCAGGGAATCCAAACCAAGTTCTTTTTACATCATCTTCTGTGTAAGAACCATCTTCTTGTAAACTATCTAAATCATAGATAGTAAAAAGCTGTCTTTTAATTTCCTGACCAATTTTTGTATAAGGATTTACTTTTAAAGCTTTATCTTCTTCATAATTCTCAGTAGCATCTTCTGGTGTAACAGCATCAGCTTCAAAGTCAATACCAAAATTATTAACTCTAATCTGTACAATCTCTTTCAGCTTATCATATACTTCAAGAATACTATTTATTCTTTCTTCTAATACTGGTATGCCTAATTGCACAGCTTGTAAAGCACCATTTTTAAGAAGTTCTGATGCATCATTAAAAGCATTATTTATTAACTCTTTTTCATCAACACCTTTAACAGCATTATTTAATGAGAAGTTAATTACTTCACCTGTTAGCCAATTAATCATCTCCTCCTGCTGTGCAGAATTAATCTTATCAGGAGATAGTAAAGGTATTGTTGATAAGTCTAATGTTAATATAGAAATCTCATCTAAAGTAGATTTGCTTGTTGGTGATAAATCAATTTGGTTAGACGCTAATTGATACTCAAAATCTCCAGCAGGGATGGTCTTTCCCTGAAAAGTTACTTGGCAGTTACTCATTACTTACAAAATTTAGTTGCTTTACCTTCTTGTATAAGGGTATTAACCTTATCTTGCAAAGATACTGATTTTTCAATTTGTTTTCCTGACTTGGCAAATTCTTTAAACCCGTCTATATCTTGTTTAGAACCTAATATGTGAATTTGTTCTGGTTCAAATACTATAAATTGATGAGCATAATCTATTTCTCCAATAAATCCTTTATCAGATAATTTTTCTTTAGTTCTAAGAATAGCATCTCCTTGTTTTTCTTGAGCTTGAGGATTATTTACTAATTTTAAATTTTTTGCATTTAGTACTGCAGAAAATGTTTTAGCTTTTTTTACAGCTTCATATTCTTCTAAAGATTCAAATTGACTAAAATCTATAGAACCTTCTGCATAAAAATCAGCAGTTTTTTTACTATCTGAAAAATAAATACCTTTTGTAGAATTACCTGTAACTCTACCAGCTTTTGTTATATCAAAATTTTCAAATTGACTTTCTGGTGTACCATGATAAACAATATCTTTTACTTGACTATCAGGAAATACATTATCAAGATATTGAGAGTATAGTTGTAGAGCTTGTTGTTTTTGTTGTGGAGTTATAAATAAATCAGAAAGATATTTATCTGTAGTAATTATTTTTTTACTATCAACATTTTTTAAAGCTTGATCAATTTTATTTTTCCAAGTTTGTAAATTTTCTTTATTATCACCTCTTTGAGCAGCTCTATCTATAAAAGTAGTAGAAGGAACATTTATTATTTTATTAAAATCAGATTGATTTTCTCTAAGAAAAATCATATCAGATACCATTAAGATTTTGTTTTGAGCTTTTGATTGTTCTTTAGCTAAAGCCCAAACTTCTCTCATAGCACTATTAAATGCTTCCTCATTACCTGTTGCTTTTCTCCATTCATTTAATCCTAAACTATTTTGTTGAGATTTTGGCAATCCTAATTTTTGAGCCACTAAAGGTTTAAAATCTGTATCAAAATCTAAAAATCCTTTTTGTTCTTTTGCTGTTGTTTTACCAATAGCAGGATGTCCCCAAATAATTTTATCATCAGGTGTAATTACATTATTAAACCCTAAAGCTTCATATACTTCATTAGCTAATTCAGGATTAGAATCAAATAGTTCTTCTACTCCTGGTTTAACACCAAGATCTTCTGTAGTAGTTACACTATAATCATCTTCATCTAATTCCTCAATCTCAAATCCAATACCACTAGCAGATGTAAGTGTAATAGGTTCTGTAGGTTTATTTTCTAGTTGCTTTTTGTGTCTATCAGCAGCTGCAATAGCTTCTTCTTTTGTACTTAAATACTCACCTACTATACCATCACCTTTATTATGCTGTACGTCATAAGTACCATCTTCACCTTTAAGTATACTATAATCACCATATTGAATAATAGTTTCATCTATACTTGCTAACTCTGCTTTAACATCTGCTATTTTATTATCATAGAATGAAGTATCATCACTTGTAAAAGTACCTGTTGTAGGATCAAATGCTCCTTGGTATTTTTCAAAAGATTGTAATTGTTGTTTTTTCTGTTCTTCAAAAAACTTTATAAGATTTTGTAAATCTTCTGGAAGAACATTACTCCAAAATTTATCAAAGTCTACATTATCTATAGTATCTCTTGTACCAATAATTGGATCAGCATTTGTTATTCCCTGGTTAGCAAGCCTTTTCCATACATAGTCAATAACCATATCACCTACTCTTTTCTTTCTTTCTATATCAACAGTAGGTGTTTCTGCTACAGGTGTAAGTTGAGGCTGTTCTAAAGCAGCTAATTTTGCATTTGCATCTTCTTTTATTTTTTTAATTTCTGAATATGGTTTATAGTATAATGTATCTGTTGCAAAAACATTAATAGATGGACTAGCTGTTTTTGGATTAATAGTTTTAATTTCTCCACCATTAACTCTGTACTCTAAACTTCTTCCATATTTATCTTTTTTAGATACTACTTCATATTTGTCACCTTTTTCATTATATAAAACATCTCCAACTTTTGCAAATCTAAGTTGAGTTGTACCACCAATTTTAGCATCTCTTTCTTTTTCTATAGCTAATTTATTTTCTGCATCACGTTTTTTTCTTGTTTCTACATCATCATCAGTAATAGGTTTACTTTCTAAAGAAGTTAGTTCTGAATTGTATCTATCATTGATTTCATTAATTATTTCTTTTTCAGTTTTACCAATTATTTTTTCACCATTATAAATACCATAAGAATCTCCTTTTAAAGGAGTTGTTACACTTTGTATTGCTTCTAATTTATTAGCAAGTGCAATATCTTGTGCATTTCCTTTTTTTAATTGCTTTATAATTTCATTATATAAACTTTTTTCTTTTTCTAAAAGATGAGTTCTTCCATCTTCAATTTCTTTTATTAAAGATGTAATATTTCTTAAAACATCTGTAAAATGAGCAATTGTGTGCATTGGTGATTTGCCTTGTAAAAATAAACCAGCATTTACTCTTTCATGTAAAGGTTTATCTAAATTATTAACATCATCTTCTGCATTATGTATTTCAATTAATTTAGAACCTTTTTGTGTTTTGCTAGCCATTCTTTTTATTTCTCTACTTATTCTAGCGGCATTACCGTCATTTTTGTAAGATTCTAATATAAGTAAATCATTTTCATCTGTTATAGTCTCTTCTAGTTCTTTTTGTCTTTTTATTTCTATCTCAGATTTAGTAGTAGTAGGTTTAACTTGTTTTATAGCATCTAATTCTTCTTTGTATTTACTTTCAATCCAAGCAACACCTTGTTCATAAGTATCAAATATTTTTGCTTCTTTAGTTTTTGTATAAAAAGCATTAAATTTACCATCTTCTCTAGGTGTACTAGATATGTAATCAAATGCATCTCCAGTATTTTTTAAGTTTTCTTGCTTTCTTCTTTCTATATCAGCTTCTGCTTTATTTATTAAAGGAGTAATTAGTTTATTATACTCTTCATAAATTTTATCTTTTGCTACTGTATCATTAGGGTCTGACATAGCAGCATATGCTGCTTGTTCTTTAGCTCTTAGTACTGCTATATCATTTTTTATTTGTTCAATAGTCTGTACTTGTG